TGAGGGTGGTAGACACAAGCTACGTAGGGCAGACAAGAATAGGGTGGCTGGTAAGATACAGCTACATGAAAGATTAGGTATAAACCAAAGATCAAGCAGACCTAAAATGCAATTCTTTCATAACTGCACCAACATAGTAGAGCAGATGAACAACATACCTCTTGACCCAAACAACAAAGAGGATGTAGACACTAAAGCCGAGGACCACGCATACGATGCCTTAAGGTATCTAGTGATGTCTAGGCCAAGGATGGACGACCGCTTCATGAGAGCAGCACAGTTTAAGAAGCAACAATACATCCCTTTCGATTCAAAATTCGGGTACTAAAATGGCAGAACAACAAGGCGTTAATGCAGATAGTCTCTTCATACCGGAACAGGAGAAGAAGGCTAAACTGAACGAGGTGCAGGTAGCTAAACTTATCGACATCGTTCAGAAAAGGTTTACTGCTGCTTCTAATGCACGACAGATGCACGAAGAAAGAATGATCGACGCGTACAACAACTTCAGGGGTTTGTACGGCAAGGATATAAGGTTTAGGGAGACAGAGAAGTCTCGTATTTTTGTTAAGATAACTAAAACAAAAGTACTAGCAGCATACGGTCAGACTATCGACATCGTTCTTAGTGGGGAGAGATTCCCTATTGGTGTACAGGCTACTGAGGTTCCTGAGGGAGTCGATGACATAGTCCATATAGGTACTGAACCTAAACCCTCACTACAAGAAGAACCAGAAGGCTCTTCAATTATTCCTCTTGACGTAGGCTTTGCCGGAGACGGACAAGAAGTACCTGCTGGAACAGCTTATGGCTCTACCTTCTGGAAGAAGTTACTGCCGGGTAAGACGCAACCGATACAGGAAGGCGCACCCCTAGACCCTAGCATACCTGTCATCCGACCTGCTGATGAAGCAGCGTACAAGATGGATAAGCTAATACAAGATCAACTAGGAGAGTCTAAAGCCCCAGCAGAGTTGGCTAGGTCTCTTTATGAGTGTGTCATGTTGGGTACAGGTGTTCTCAAAGGGCCATTCACATACACTAAAACCCTACACAAATGGGTTATGGAAAACGGTAAGCGGGTATACAAACCTATCAATACCAAAGTTCCACGCATAGAATTTGCAAGTGTATGGGATATTTATCCAGACCCTAACGCCACGATGAAGTCTGAGATGGAGTGGTTAATTCACCGTCATAGATTTAACACTTCACAGATGCGTGGACTAGTACGTAGGCCCTTGTTCGATGAGAAAGAGCTTACTGAATGTATAGAGAAAGGACCACACTATAACAAACAAAGTTTTGAAGATAGGGTCCAAGCCTCTAGTGAGGAGAGTACAGGACGGGAGTATGAAGATCGCTTTGAGGTACTAGAGTACTGGGGAGTGATGGGTGTCAAAGAAGCAAGAGAGCAAGGTCTTGACGTAGGTGGCAAGAAAGATTTAGATGAAATCCAGATCAATGCTTGGATTTGTAATGGTCACTTGATTCGACTAGTACAAAACCCCTTTACTCCTGCACGTATACCGTACCACATCTTCAACTATGAGACTAACCCGTACAGTATTTTTGGTATAGGTATAGCAGAGAACATGTCTGATAGTCAGGCAATGATGAATGGTCACGCACGTATGGCTATTGATAATCTTGCCTTAGCGGGTGGCTTAGTCTTTGATATTGATGAGACAGCACTAGTGCCGGGTCAAGACACATCAATCTACAATGGTAAAATATTCTGGAGGCAGGCAGGCTCAGTAGGTCAAGCAGTACACGGAATTAAGTTCCCTAATACTGCACAAGAAAACCTAATGATGTTTGACAAATTCAGGCAGATTGCAGATGAAGAGACAGGTATTCCATCCTTTAGTCATGGGGCATTAGGTGTAACGGGTATGACCCGAACCGCTGCTGGTATGTCTATGTTGATGGGTGCGGCAAGTGTCGCTATTAAAACCTTTATCGAGAATCTAGACCAACAACTCTTTACTGGGTTGGGGGAAGACCTCTTCCAATGGAACATGCAGTTCTTTGAAGGGGACTTAGACATTGAAGGTGACTTAGAGGTTAAAGCCTTAGGCACTAACAGTATGTTGCAAAAAGAAGTATTGAGTCAACGATTGACTATGGTACTACAACTTGCACAGAACCCAGCTATTGCACCTTGGATTAAGGTTCCATACTTCATTGAGGAACTAGCCAAGTCACTAGACTTAGATAAAGATAAAGCACTGAACTCCACAGAGGAGGCCAGAGCAATCGCAGGTATTATAGGACTACAAAGTAATGCAATTGGACAACAAGCAGGCCAAACTCCTACAGGTGGTGGTCAACAGCCCAACGTGGCCGGTGCTGGTGGAGTACCTCCAGCAGGTGGAGCAGCAGGACCTCAAGGGACTGGTGGCGGAGAAATCGGAGTCGGAGGTGTACCGCAAGCAGGGGAGCCTCAGTTTACTGGCTAGTCTGATAAAGTTTAAAGATGTAGTAAACAGTAAAGCCAAACAAAGAACTCAAACAGAATATACGGACTAATAAAATGACACGAATAGTGACAGCAACAACAACAGAGATTAGAGATCGTGAGTGCGTCCTTAAGCGTGTCACGGTCAACACAGCGGTAGCTAATGCTGTAGTAACAGTGCATGATAATACAGCAGAAGGTGTACTAGCAGCAGACCCCAATGGTATATCCCTCTCACAGACACCAGCAGCAGGACCCAACGAGGCTCTGACTATCACTGGGGCACTGGCAACAGCTAGTGTGGCTACACTAGGGTACAATAGGAAGGTCACTATAGACGCAGCAGGTGATGAGTCTGGTAGAACCTTTACTGTCACAGGCACTGATGAAAACGGTACTGCACAAACTGAGACCATAACAGGGCCTAACTCTACAAGCGTTGCAGGCACAAAAGACTTCTTAACAGTGACAGGAGTATCGGTAGATGCCAATACTGCTGGGGCTGTAACGGTAGGTGCTGGACTAGCAACGGATAGTATCCAAGCAGTCATCACCATGCCCGGAACATTACTACAGAACCACTTCACTCTGGACTACGATGTAGTTTTCAGATTTGGTTGTACTGTAGTAACCAGCTCTACTGCTGACGTAACAGTCTCAGTAGTGTAAGTAAGACCTCGGAGAGGCCCCTGAACCGATAAGCAATCGGGAATGGTTTCCCTCACCGTTGTATCATGTGTAGGACACCCCTTTATGGCCCTACACTATATTAACTCACTGGACACCTTATAACCACTCGCCCATAGGAATGCTACCTAATGGACACCGAGTCGGAAGTATAAGCCCATCGGAGAAAGCATGACTCAAGAATTTGAGGGAATGGCCTTCACAGCAGAAGGAGAACCAAATCCATACGGAAAAGAGAAGGGATGGCAGGAAGGAGAAGTTGATACAGGCTTACAAACAGCCGACTCACTCTTCGTCCCACCAAAACGGAACTCCCCGCCCGCTAACACGGATACCGGAGAGCAACATGATTGGAAGAAAAGATTTGGAGATCAAACAACCCATTACGATCAGACTAAGGTAAAACTCACTGAGACTGAAACTAAATTAGCGGATATGACAGCGAAGTTTGAAGCATTATCAAAAGGAGAAGTACAGAGCGGAGATGATAACCAGCCGCCTATTACTGCACCTGAAGTAGCTCCAACACCACCTGTTGCAGAACCTAACGCAGACCCCACTATTGCGGCCTTACAAGAACAGCTCGCGGAACTAACGAAAGAGAGTTCGACTAATAAGCAAAAAACGGCACAGTCTAAGATAAGAGAAGCCCATTCTGATTTTGATGAATTAAAGAACTCCAACGAGTTCCATGAATGGGCTAAGACTAAATCACCCGTGATTCAGAGTGCAATATATCGGAATCCAAATGATTATGTCTCGGCTATTGAAGCTTTGGATTTATATAAATTTGAGTCAGCGAAAGTTGCTCAAGCTAAAGAACTAGAGCAACAAGCGTCACAATCTCAAGAGGATGCCTCAAGCTTAGTACCTAGCCATAATACCGCTGGTGCTGATGAGGGCAACCAACCTAAGATGTGGAAAACGAGTGAAATTAATAGAGTTACCAAAGACCCTAAGTTACTTTATCAGTACATTGATGAGATTAACTTGGCACAGTCGGAGGGTAGAATTATTAAGGATACTTAATTTGACAATATAAATAGGATTTATCATGGCTAATTTTCAAGAAGGTACGTCTCCGACGCTATCTAACTTTGATACTGGCGTATCCGGTCAAACTAACGCTTACTTTCTTCCAGAAGTATACTCCGCGAATGTGCAGATTGCATTCCGAAAGTCTTCTGTGGTAGAGGCGATTACTAACACCGACTACACTGGCGAAGTTACAGCTTTTGGAGACACAGTAAACATCATCAAGGAACCAGACATTACGGTAGCTTCTTACCTACGTGGCATGAACCTTGTAGCAACCAAGCTAACAGACGAAGAGTTAATCCTCCAAATCGATCAATCGAACTACTTTATGTTTAAAGTAGATGACATTGAGAAGAAGATGTCTCATGTCAACTGGCAGGCAACTGCTTCAAGTCGTGCAGGCTATAAACTTAAGGATGCGATGGAAGTAGAGGTATTCACTTATATGTCTACCAATGCTTCAACATCTAGCCCTGCAATGGTTATAGGTGCAGATGATGCAACAGCAGGTACGTTGGAAGATATAGATGCCGGTGGAACCGAAGCAGTTAAGGTCGGCTACACAGCAGCTACAGAAACTGACCCTCTTGACGTTATTGCAAGAGCCGCTCGTATGCTAGACGACCAACAGGCTCCTGACGATGGCAGATGGTTTGCTGCTTCACCAGAGTTTTATGAGATTCTTTCAAAGGCATCAAGTAAAATTCTATCAGTAGACTACAATGCAGGACAAGGTTCAATCCGTAATGGTTTGGTATCCTCTGGTCTGTTACGTGGTTTCTCAATGTACCGTACTAGTAATATCCCTGCTGGCTCCAATGCGAATGTTGCACTGGCTGGCCACATATCGGCTGTTGCTACGGCACAAACCCTCCTTAACACAGAGACTGATCGAGTAGAACTTGGTTTCGGTGATTTGGTCAAGGGCCTACATGTTTATGGTCGTAAGTTGCTGAGAGAAGAGAGTCTAGTTAAGATTTTCTGGAACACAACTACCGACGCGTAATCGGACTGTCCCTGCCCCTTACGGGGGTGGGGATTTTTTATTTGATAGGAACAGAAATGGCTAGCACATTCTTAATAGAAGTAAACAAACTACTAAAGAGTTCTAACGAGGTTGTACTTACCTCCGCAGGATTTGCTAACCCTGTTGGCATTCAATCTTACGCCAAGGATGTAATCAATACAGCCTACCTAGAAGTTTGTGCAGAAGAGGAAGAGTGGCCTTGGCTATCTGCCGCTGCATCAAACATTAACGAACCTTATTCAGGTAATATTAACTTAGAGACAGTCTCAGGACAGAGATGGTACCTAATAAAAACCGGGTCAGCTAGGGTAGCTACAGACTACTCAAAGATTGACTGGGATAGTTTCACACTAACCACAGAGGGAGCCACTGGACGCACTGCACCATTCATCCACGAGAACCTAGACTATATCAGTTTTAACCACTGGAAAGATAAGTATGCTAGGAGAGAGGAAGAAGACGCAGGAAGTGAACAGACTTATGGAAAACCTTCTAGGGTGGTAGAGAGCAAAGACGGAAGATACTTTGGACTCTCCCCCATCCCTGATAGTGTATACGGAGTATACTTTGAGGCTTGGGTACAACCCACTCAACTATCTTTAGAGGATGACGTAATACTTATACCAGATATGTACCTCCCTGTAATACAACACAGGGCTAGACAATACTTCTTAAACTTTAAGAAAGACATAGACGAGTCTAGACAGGCTTTAATGGATTACGAAAGAGGTTTGCGTAACATGCGTAGAAACCTAATAGGTAATCAATCAGACTACATGAGAGATGACAGGTATACTTTATAATGACACAATCCGTACCCAACTATGCCTCCTGTGAAGGTGGTTTAGTATTAAACTCTAACAAGTTTGACCTACTCCGTAGACCGGGGGCGGCACTGAAACTCTTGAATTTTGAAGTATCCCTTAGTGGTGGATACAGAAGAGTGAACGGTTTTGTTAAGTTTGGGGGTAGTAGCAGCACACAACCAAATGGGTCAAACCCTGTACTGGGTCTACACCCCTATGCCTTAGGTGTAGTAGCTTGTGTGGGTACTAATGTATACTACTCAGAGGATGGTATCTCTTGGACACTAGTAAATAAAGATACAGGAGAGTCAGGCGACACAGAAGGAAATCTTTCAGCACTATCAACACTTGCCAGAAGCAATGCAGGTCAAACTTCTTTTGTATTAGCTAAAGGAACTATAGACCACGCCACTAACCCTTACGGGGTTTTGTACATAGCCTCAGGCAATGATTCTATTGGACACTTCCACATAGATGGTACTGGTGGTAGTAGGACGTTTACTTACACAGAAATATCAACCCCCAGTGCTGGAGAAATACTAGAAGATCACGACCATCATCTCTGTGTGATAGACAGCACAAATGCACCCAACGAAGTATACTATAGTGCCGTAGATGAATACGATGATTTTGAAGGGGGCACTTCAGGTAAGATTAGATTATCTGATGTAGTGGTAGGACTAAAGAGTTTTCGTAGAGAATTATATATCTTCTGTCAAAATAGTATACACAAGTTAATAAATATTAATGACCCAGCAACTCAGCAGATAGTACCTGTCACAGGTAATCTAGGTTGTTTGTCAGGGAAAAGTATACAAGAGATTGGAGGGGATTTAGTATTCCTAGGTCCTGATGGATTTAGATCAGTGGCAGCTACTGCTAGAAATGAAGACATAGAGAGAAGCTCTATCAGCCGTAATATACAACCACTGATAAACACTGTCATAGCAAATAAATCTCAGTTCACCTTTAGTTCAGTAGTATTATCGAACAAGAGCCAATATAGATTCTTCTATGTAAACTCAACAGGTGTGAGTAAAGGGTTCATAGGTACACTAAAAGGTGGGCCACAAGGTGGCTCACAGTTTGAGTGGTCTACAGTTTCAGATATATCTGCATACTCTATAAACTCTAACTTCAACCAAGATGAAGTAGAGACAACCTATCATGGTGGTTTTGATGGATATATTTATCTGCATGATACAGGGAGTAGTTTTGACGGGTCTGACATTATCGCAGTGTATCAGAGCCCCGACACAGACTTAGGAGATTTAGGTTTAAGAAAAACTCTTAACTATCTAAACTTATCTTTTACCCCGGAGGGTGTGTCAGCAGTAACTTTAAATGTTACATTTGATTTCAACTCACCCTCGGTGTCACAGCCAGCACCTTTCTCTGTGACGATAGCTACAGCACCAGCTAAGTATAACTCTGGTACGTATGGAAACTCTAAGTATGGTTCTACGGCAGACCCCCTTAAACGTATACCACTGCACGGGTCAGGAAACAGTATAGCATACAGGTTTACTACAACAGACACAAACCCCTCTTATACAATACAGGGATTTCACACAGAGATATTCCCCTCAGGTAGGAAGTAAAAATGACTGCTTATACAAGACAGAGTTCATTCACCACAGACGACACAATTCTAGCCTCACACAGTATAAGTGAGTACAATCAACTTGTTGCTGTGTTTGATGAAGAGACGGGCCATAAGCATGATGGAACTGTGCAAGAGGGGCCTGTGATTGGTTTGATAGGGGATGCAGGATTAGTAACCCCCCTAAACAAAGTACAAATAGATACAGATAACAACAATGTGGGCTTCTGGGTGGATGTAGCTTCTACTGCGGTAGAGCAGGTCACTGTACAAGACGGGGCTATTCTTCCAGTAACTAGTAACGATATTAATCTAGGCTCTGCCTCCTTGAAGTTTAAGGACGCTAGATTTGCTGGTACTGTGTACGCAACCACAGTAGATATAGACGGGGGAAATGTTGATGGTACTCCAGTAGGTGTTGCCTCTCAATCTACTGGTAGTTTTACCACACTTACGGCAAGCACTAGCCTAGCACTGGCTACAGGGGCCACAGTAACAGCCGTACTAGACGAAGACACTATGTCTAGTGATAGTAGTACAGCCCTAGCAACCCAGCAAAGTATAAAAGCTTATACAGACTCACAGATGGTTGCGGCTAATTCACTAGAGGGTGCCCTAGCTATAGGTAACACCACTGGCTCAACAGACATCATTGTAAGTTCAGGACAAGAAATAACCACAGACACTATCTCTGAGACTACAGCAGGGTCTGGCATAACTCTTGATGGTGTCTTGATTAAAGATGGTCTAGTAGATGGTGTAGATGTATCTGGTATTGCAGGAGGGGATGCCGTAACAACAGACCCACTATCACAGTTTGCGGCCACTACATCAAGTGAATTGTCAGGTGTTATTTCAGATGAGACGGGCACAGGAGTACTAGTTTTTGCTACTAGCCCAACCTTGATTACTCCCGCACTTGGAACGCCATCGGACTTAGTTGCTACTAACGCAACAGGTACGGCTTCAGGTCTTACTGCCGGCAATGTAACAACTAACGCCGACCTAACAGGTCACATAACCTCTACAGGGAATGCGGCGGTATTGGGTGCATTCACGCTTGCCCAGCTTAATGCGGCCATCTCTGACGCTACAGCGGCAATCTTAGGGGCCAATACCTTCACAGGTACGCAGAATTTTGCAGACAACATACTGCAAAGAGCTAACCTACTAGACTACGGTGAAGTAACGAACGCTATCGGCTCG